GCCATGAGTCCAGCGGTGGGGAAATTGGTGAGACCGCCAGCGAACTCGGCATAAGTGTACTTCGGGCCGGCGGCCATCTTCGAACATATCGTTTGGAAGCGGACGCGCTGCGTGTAGGGCAGTTGCGAGATACAGCCATTGGCGAGCGTCGGATAGGCTCCGCTAGGCGAGCCTGGCGAAAGGTTCTGCGGCATGGTCTGAGTCACGGACCAGCGGACCCCGTACGTCAATTTGGCACTTTGAGCGCCCTGAAATTCGTCAACATCGAATGAAAGATAGTCGTACTCGATGCCGGCGAGCGTCGCGGACAGGTTCGTCGTGAACTGCCCCTTGGCGCTACCGAAGGCGCTCTTGAGAGTGTTCTTATCCGCAACCAGCAGCGGGTTGTAGGGGAAATCGAAGCGCACCAGCGGCGGCCCGGAGATGGCGCGCGCTGGCACACCAGCCTGGGAATCGCTCCGCGCGGTCTGGCAGATGAAGGTCTGAGTGAAGGGGTAGAGCGCCGTGGACGCCCCGCGAATGACTGGGAGTGGTGTAGGCATCAGGAGTGAAACCTGATCGTCGCGGCCAGCGATTCGCCGCTGCCGCTCTGTAGGTGCCGTTGTACGGAGTTAGCCACAGCCGCTGCGTTGCCGGGCTTACTGAGCGCTTGGTTGAGCGATTCCGCATCGATGGCTTGGATGACGATCACGTTCGACGGAGCGCCACCGGCGGCCGTATCGTGTGGCAGGGCGGACCCGCTGAACGGGGATACGACCGAGCCAGGCGCGTCGTACCAGTTCTGCTGCCCGTTCAGTGTTCGTTTGGTGATATAGGGCTCCGTGACCGTGGGGATCGCGCTCAGGTTGGAAGTGCGCAGGTTGCCGCGGGCATCGAAGTCTTCATACGTGCCGTTCATCCCCTGCGTGACGTTCAGCGCCGTGGGAGCGAGGTACTGATCCTTCGCGATGTAGTCCTGGATCTGCTGGGAGCGCTGCTGCGGGCCATTGGTGAGCATCCCGCCGATCATGCCAGTGATGGCCGCAGCGGCGGCGACAAACGGCATTTGCGGGCCGGGAATCATCGCCGCCATGCCGAGGACTGACGCCGCGCCGCCCAGATCGCCACCCGCGCCACCCTTGGAGAAATCCTTGATGGCGGACATGGTGCCCATGGCTATGGCCGTTCCCACTGATAATCCCTGGCCTATCTGTGTGGCCGTGGATACGCTAATGGGGTTGCCATAGGCGTCGTGCGGCGTGCCATCCGATCCATATCCCTTCGTTCCAGCGGGCGGCGTGACCCCTAACAGTTGCGCTAGGGCCGTGGCCGGACTGCCGAGGCCGCTCATGAATTGCGCGCCCGCGCCTGTTGGTGCCGATACCGAAGACATCAACGGGCTCATGGCCGCCATATAGCTGCTGGACATCGGCAACGGACCAAGGGCCGCGCTCAGTGGATCGAACGCCGAAGAAGTGCTTGAGCTGAATGGCGAGAACGCGCTGGATGATCCGGTTCCGCTGCCGGAAAGAACGCTCGTTCCATCGGCAGATAGGGGCTTGCCTGTTATCAGCCGGATGATATTCTCGACGCCAACGGCGGTGCGCGTGGTCTGTTTCGCGGTAATATCGACAGCTGAGTTCCCTTTGTCGAAGATGGTCCCTTTGAGCACACTGTCGCCCAATCCGGTCGCACCGCCCGTCGCGCCGGTCATGTGCAGCACATCCTCGACTGCCGGGCCCGCCACATTCGAGAAGACCGTGCGCGCCTGACCCAACATGAAGTTCCGGCCCCATCGGTTCGTGCTGTGGCCACGGAGCGCGTCAAAGAAGCTGCCGGCAATATCGGCAGCCTGCGCTTTTTGCTTTTCGGCAATTTCGAGGAGTTTCTGTTCTCGCTCTAGTTCGGCGTCCAGGCGCCGTTCGTCCATCTCAGCCTGCGTGTCTTTCTTTTTACCGAGGCGGTCGAGCGCAGCCTCTTCTTTCGCTATCATGTCGAGCTCCATCTGATAGCGTTGGTTGGCTTGATCCTGGCCTGTCATGCCGGACAGCTTCGCCTGGCTGCCGGCGAGCGACATGGATCGGCGCCCTGTCTGCTGCGCAGCGCGGTAGGCATCCTCGGGGCTCATGCCGGGTGATGTCATCTGTAGCGGGGTCGGTGCCATCATGCCGTGGATCAGCTCCTCCCCGGCCCGCTTCTGCTCTTCCTCGGATTTTCCGAAGATGTCCGGCGCGTAGAATGGTGCGCTCGGTTTCTGGTACCCGGTCCACTGCTGGAGCGCGGTCAAGCCGTGACCTTCGCCGAAGATGGCGTGAAAGGCGTTGCTGGCGCCCTCGATATACTCGCGCGTTTCCTTTGCCGCGTCCCTGGCTTCTTTTGCGTCCCCGCGACGATCTCCCTGCTCCCGCGCGTCTGCTTTCGCCCTATCGTCACCGGCGCTGGCGGCGTCCACCTTCTGACGCATCCGCGCGGTTTCCAGTTCAGGACCAATACCCTGCGTCAGTAGGTTCTGTGCCGATTCAATCTGACGCTTGCTTAGCGTGTTTCCAGCGCTGATACCTTCAAACGGGTTCTTTGCGGATTCGTCGCCCATCAACTGGGCTTCCATACCAGCGGCCTTCAGCATGGACGCCTGACGTTCGGTCAGTTCCGTGCCGGACACGATGGTCCGGCCAGCCGCAGCCATGGTGGGGTCACCACCACCGTAAGACGGAACGGTGGTAACACTACCTGGAGTAAATGACTGAATTTCGCGCAGAACGCGCGCGTAGTTCTCAAGCCTTGCTACGTTGTGCGCGTCAGGCCCCTGCGCTTTGGTGTCCTGTTCGCTGGCTTCCAGACGCAGACGCGCGTCACGCCCGTGGGCGCGTTCGTATTCGTCCATCGTCAGCGCGTGCAACTTCTCACGCAGCCGGTCATACTCTTTGCTGGATTCCTTCAACAGAAACAGGGAAGCTGTTTGCGCTTGTGCAAGCGGGTCCTGCGCAGTTACCCACTTCTGCACTTTTTCAATGATCTGGTCCAGGACGCCCACCAGGGCGATAGCGCCGAAGATGGGGAACGCGGCCTGAAGGATTGGTGCCAGCCCTTCTATCTGAGAAAGGAACTGTGCGGCTGCCCGGATAGGCATAGCGCCTTCCATCATCCGCATCTCGTTTGTCAGGTTGCGGACGCTGCCGGTGGCGCGCGTAGCCCCGGTGTGTATCCCCTCGAAGGCTTGCGTGCCGGAGGTGCCGGCCTTCTGCGCGGCCTCGGCCATGAGGTTCAACTGCATCCGGCTCGTTTCGAGCAGTTGATTCAGGACCTCAGTCTGCTTCGACATCAGCGCGTTGGAGCCGGTGAGTTGTTTGAGCTTCGCGTCGAAGCGATCCGCCGCCTCGGCGTCCTTGTCAACGACCGCACCAAGGGCCTGGAGTTGATCGGTACCGCCCACTTGGGCGTTGATGAACATCTCGTAAGCCATAGTTAGCTGTTCTCCCAGGCTTCGTTAATGGCGGATTCGTGAATCTTGGATTCGACGCTGGCGATTTGGAGCGCGTCAACCAGCGCGCCGGGAAGTTCTGTCAGGTCTACCTGTTGCCCGGCGTTGCGAATTGTGGTCACGATCTGAATCAGCTCCATCGACTGCGGAGTAATGTATGAGACCGGGCACTCCGAGATGCGCGGTTCGTCGAGTAGACACGGGACGGTCTTTTCCATCTTGCGATTGCCGCCGAGACGCTCGTAGCCGCGTACCTCATATTGCGGACCCCACCACTTATTCAGGCGCGGGTTTACGCGCTCTGTGTAGTAGCGGAAACAGTTTCGGGTTGCCCAGAGGGTGAGCTTTCGGCAGTTGGAGCAGTTGTAATTGTCGCTTGCGCTGGCACCACTGCGCCGGAAGTGCCAAGCGACGGTGAGTTTTTTGCGGCGTCTCTGGTCAGGCGCCCATCGTTGACAAGCGCCTCGGAGATTTCCTGCGCCAGCGGAGGCGGCCCGTATTCGAGGAGCTGGTCAACCGTCATGCCATCTAACTCGCCGCCCTCGATACTGATGAGGCAATCTCGAATCCAGACCATCTGAATCTGATTGACGATCGACTGATACTCCTCAGTGAGCGAGCTACGCAGTTTGCGCGTCTCGCTGTCGGCAGATGTGCGGTATTCCGCAAGTAGCGGGTCCAGATCCTGCTTTATGACAGCGTCCCATTGCTCCGAAGGCAACGCGAGCGCTTTCTTGCGCGCGATGGCAATCTGCTCCGAGAGTTCCTTCTCTTTCGGAGTTTCGGGCGGGCTATCGGCCTCCAACTCGCGCAGGCGCTGGCGAAGGCTCAGCGTCTTCATGTCGAGCCCGACCCGCCGCCCATAGCCGATGCGATGCACCGTAAAACGAACGCAGGGGAGAGATTTGGAATCGTGGGTAATCGTGGGTGAGAATGCCATATCGCCTTTCTGGTGTGTATTGTTGGCCGGGCTTGCCCGCGTCCCGGCCCGCCGCGCCCCTCGGTGCCCTGAGCCAGTGCAATGCACCGTAAGCGAGCACCGTACTATTCCGCGCGCGGTCCCTGGTTCCTGCCTCTCTCTACGTGAACGCCAGCGAGAAGCTGTCCACCACGTTGTAAGTTGTAGCGTGTGCCAACGATTCGCCGAGATTCAGGTCGAAGTACGCCCCGTTCTCGACGATCTGCGCCGGTGCCAGCGTAACGTTTTTGAGCGTCGCCGTAACGGTCGAGCCAGCCACGTTGTTGACTGCGATGGAGATGTTGATGGGAGACTTGGTGGCCGCCTTGGTCTTCAGGTTGGCCAGCGTCACGCCGTCGCTATCCACAAAGCGCAGCGTTCCAATGCTGACGGTGTGCCGGCCGCCGATGGGGTAGTTCGGGAACTGGTCGAACGTCAAATCCTCGGCGAGGTCAAACCCGGTGTTGAGTGTGATGCTTAGCGAGCCCCGGAGTTCGGCCATGACATTGCCATCGAACGTTCCAGTTCCCGTGCGCCCGGTGATCGCTGAACCATTGACGGTCAGCGGTGCCCCGCTGCTGGGGCACACCGGGTAGGCGGTCAACCCGAAGGCCGCGGTCGCATAATTGCCGGTGTAGCCCGTGAACTGATCCGACAACCCCACATAGACGCACTTGCCGTCCGCTGTCATCGTGGAGTATGGTCCACCGAAGTTCAGCACCAGCCGCGTCGGGATGCAGCCGCCGGCATATTGATGGGTCGCATTCGCGGAGCCGTTTTTGTTGAAGCGGAACAGCGCGAATGGCAGGTAAGCCATCGGATTCACAAAAGAATACGTCGCGCTGGTCGATGCCACGATGGCGGCCGCCTGGCCGAAGAACGATTGCAGAATCGGGTCCAGGTCGGGTACTGTTCCCGCCGTCCCGTTGGGGATCAGTGGAGCCTCGAAAGTGAATGAGCCCGACTGCGGCCCGCGGATTCCGGCGATAGAGTCTTGTGTGCCGGTCTTGTACGGGGGCTCAAGCACGGGGTTGTTTTGCGTCAGCGAGCAGGCGATGTGCCGCGTCAGGATCGAGCCCGTGGGGGTCCAGGTGCCAGAGGAGTTGGGGATCGTGCGCAGGAGCCCGGCGCCCTGTGCTTGGGCAAAGACCCAATCTAGGCGTGATGCGGAGTAAACGTTTGACATGGTGAGCTATTCTCCCTTCGCGGCTTGCGCCGCCGTGCGCTTCTGGTGGATGATCTCCCAGGCGCGCTTTCTCTTTGCGGTGAAGTCTTCAGGGGCGTTCTCCTGAAGGGCGATGGTGCTGTGTTTCTTGATGTGCGCGGGGTCAAACTCCAACTCCGTGAATTCGGCTTCGGTCAGGAGGGCGACGCCGTGCGCGACATACTCGGCCGCGGCCTGATCCTCCAGTTGAACCGTCTGGCCGAACGATACCAGTTGGGTTCCGTTGCCGAAGTCGGCAAAGCTTCCGACGAAATAGTAAGTGCCCATAAGTCTCCTAAGCGATAACGTAGAATTGCGATACGAACTGCACCGTCCGGCGCCAGTTATCCCCGGCCGCGACGATCTGCCCTTTGGCATAATCGAGATCCCGGTTGAAGGTGATTCCGGTTCCCCAACTGGCCGGCTGATTCACGCCGTTGATCGAGTTGAACATGGCATCGATGACGGCGGCGGGCCATGTCTCGAAATCAACCGCCTCCGATTCCACCCACCCCAGATGAACCTTGACGATGCAAGTCACCACGCCATCAAACTGAGTGTTCTTGATGCGCTGACCGTATCCGCGCTGCGGGCCGCGAACCGCATCGATGGTGAGCAGCGGTACTCGAATGGCGACGATTGCTCGAGCAGATCCGGCGGAACGTCGCCAAAGGTGAAGTTGCGCGGCGAGGCATTGATTGAGGCGTCCCAATTGATTGTGATGGCAGGCGTGCCGTAGCTGCCCTGAATCGCGGCGTAGGCGGCGTTGAAGCCAATCGCCGGGTCGGACAACCGGGTCAGCATCGCCATACTCACCGCCCTGCAAATATCAGCCATCCCTAAAAGCCTATGTCCTCATCCGTGATCGGTCCTTGTTGAACGTTGGAGACATTCATTGGCGCCCGCGAGTCATTGGCGCCCGCCTTCACCCGATCCTCAATGCGCCTGGCCACGATCTGCTCGCCAATCAGCAGATCCTCCGAACTCAGCGCAAAGAATTCGCGCGCCGGGCTCGTGTCCGTACCTTCGTCGTTCCCGCGGGCGCGCTCGGCCTCGGGGCCGTAGAAGCCAATCGCAAGCTCTTGGGCATCCACGTTGTTCTCGAAAGCATCCATTTCATCGCCGCCCAGGCCGTCCATGCTTGTGTCCAGTTCGGCGCCGCCACAGCGGACCATCATCGTGTCGAGCATGTGAGTGTGCTGCTCCATGCCATACAGGTTCACCGCTATTGCGCCGTGGGCCGCCTTGGCTGCGGCGTAGGAGTCGTAGCGGATTCCGTACGGCGTCCTGATTCCGGCGCGTCCCGTCGCCGAGAAGCGATTCCGGGCGGCTGTCTTTCTCGCGGCCTGGCTTGCATCCGTCGCCCGCGGCCCACGCGCGCCAGCCACTTCACGATTCGGGTAGAAGTAATAAGGCCCCCTGATGCTATACGGCGCAAATGGTGCGCCGTTGGCGTCCATGCCGGCGAGCGTTCTCTTGCGGATTCGCGCCCGGTAGGTTTGTCCGATAAGCAGGAGATCTCCCTGGGTGACCCGCGAGAGATTCTTAATCTCATAGCGGATCGCCTCTCTGGCGTCCTGCTCGTCCGGCCCTTTGAAGGTTGCGCCCGCCATTTTTACTCTCGCTTGCTATGTACCTTCGCTCTCGCCTCTCGCAACTCGCGCTCAGCCTTGCGTTGGCAGGCCGGACAATGCCGCAACCTGGAAAAGTATGCCAGCGACTTGCCGCACGCCGCGCACTGACGCGCATCCTTCATCCGTGCTATGCTCTGATCGTTGTCTCAGCCCTTCGAACAACTTCAGCGGATCAAGGTCAAGCTGTTGGGCAAGCGCTACGCCATCGACGTGCTCACCCGCTGCAGCGAACTCAGAAACAAGCTGGCGCCCGTCATTCCTATGCCGCCAGCGCCGCCTGAAGATCCTCAACCGACAGATCCCACTGATGACGACAGTTCCAACCACCTCTCGTAATGAAGACGTTAGGCAGCTGCCCGTTGCTCATCCTGCCGATCTGGCTGCGCGTGTAACTCTTGCCGACAGCCAGAAGATGCTCGCAGAACTCGCGCGTCAGTTTGTCATCCGGGCCGGAATACTCGTAGGTCAACTCCTGCTCGCCCGGCAGATCCTTTTCGATGGTCTGATAGGCCCGATCCGTGGCCGTCGCGTAAAACAGCGACATGGAAGTATCGCCCAGCGTGCGCGCCTGGCCGATGCTCAGATCGAACCGCTTGGACAACTCGGCAACCAACTCGGAGAACTTGAGGCCACCCATTGAGAACATGCCGCGCGTCATCGCCGCCCCGGCGGCTGACTCCACCGTCGCCCGCAGGCCTGCCAGCGCGTTCATCTGAAAGCTGGACATGATATCCAGATCGTTCGCGCTCGGCTTCCACTTCGGCAGCGGAGTTTTCATCTGGTCGGACAAATACTTGAGCGTGTCCTGCAAGTACGGTAGCTGCCCGTGGAACTGTTCTACGAACGCCTCCAGGAGTCGCGGTAGTCCGGCGCGGTCCATCTCTTTCACGAACAGGCTGTTCAGATTCCGCAACGCCCGGAAGTTGCCCGGCGTCTGGTCGATCATGCCATCGGTAACACTAAGGCCCTTCTGCAACTTCGCCACGACGCGATCCTTCGCCCGATCCACCATCTCGCGGAGTTGCTTTTCGAACTCCGCGAGTAGTGAATCCTGGTAAGCGGAACGCTTGGCGGCGATGGAATTAAGGTCGGCCATTGAACAACGCCGCTTCGGCTTTGCGGCGCGCTTGCAGCCACGGTAGCACCGTGAGTACTCCGTTGACTTTCGCTTTGTCGATATCGAGAAAGTTGTTCGCCGCGTTCAGCCGGTCGCCGGCCAGTACGCAAGCCCACAGGTGCGGCGCGTACCCATCGATGTTGCACCCAGCGTTGTAAGCCAGGCTCGCCAGCGCATCGAACTGGCACTGACGCAACTGCAGGTCGCCCAGCCGCCGGCTGAGATCGGTGTCTACTTCGGCTATATCTTGGGCCAGCAGTGCATCAGCCATCGCCTGGCTGATCGACTGGCCTCCCACCACGCCATCGGTGTGGCCCCAGCCGATTGTCCAGACACCGCCCGAATCCTGGTAGGAAATCAGGCGGCAGTCCTCGAAGCGCCGGATCAGGTCAAGTGCGGCGCTGCTCGCGATCACTTGCCACCCGCCAATCCCGGCGGCATGTACGAGCGCAGCTCGCTCGCGGCCGATCCCTTCAGGATGTCGTATACCTTCAGCTTGGCCACGGAGCCCTTCTTGAGCTTCACGGCGCCGCTCATGCCGGCTTTGGTCCCAAGCCCATGCACGAGGCTGAAGAACCCGGAGAGCGCCGGATTGGAGCCGATGACCAGCACTTCGCTATCATCGGGATCACCCTTGTCGCTAACCCACTGCTTGATGGAGTCGAGCGCCTTCTTGGGATCGCCGCCCGGCCCGAGGTCCGGTATCTGCAGCACGTCTTTCGGATCGAGGCTGAAAAAGTCTTGCGCAATCGCGGCGGCCTGCATGTTGCGCGTCTCCGGCCCGGTGAAGATCACGTCCGGGTCCATCTCGCAGGCCTTGGCGTACTGCTTGAGCACAGCGCCGAACTTCTTGGCGCCTTTCTTTGTCACTTGGCGCTGCGCGTCGTCTACGGTATCATCCTCGGGCTTCGCCTTTGGATGGCGAACAATCGAGATAATCATTTTGGTTTGTTTTCTTTCCCCGCGTTTTACGTGTGCGGCCACGGTTGGTTGGGTTGAAACTCGCACGGGCTTCGGCCATGTCACCCGCGCATGATCGTATTCTGCATTGTGACGCTCGAATTCCAGTTCTGCCCATTATCGGCGGCATAGCCGCTCAA